AATTAAGGTAGAACATTCTGATTCATGGTATGATTACAAACGTAATGATCCTAATGCAGAAAACCCTTTTACTGATCCTAAAGACAGAGAAAGAGCTGACTTTGTAGTTGGTGCTGGTAACACTGCAATAGATAAAGATCTGGAGTGGATAGAAAAGTCTGGTGGATATGAATGGACACCAGGCTCACCTTGGCCACCAGAGGTTCCTGATGATCAATACACTCAGGCCTTTGATCATCTAATGAATGAAGATGATGGACTTGATTATGAAGTCAATTATTATGGTGACTACATGGCGGATGTAGATGATCAAAGAGCTCATCATTTTACAATTACATCTCCTGAGAAAGATGATGTTTTTAAATATTCTGAAGATGAGATTCTTAAGGATGTCAAAGACTATATTGCCAGTACGTACTCTGCCCATTATACTTCTAAAGGATCTCAAATTCAAACTCTGGATTTGATAGAGAGTATTGGTGATGCAGAATCATTCTGTAGAGCTAATGCAATCAAATATCTTTCTCGGTTTGGAAAGAAGAATGGTAAATCTAAATTTGACTTATTCAAAGCCATGCATTATTGTACACTCTTATATTATTTCTCAGGTTTAACAAATGAAAGTATCGACTCAAATGAAACTATCTAGTAACACAACAAACATACTTAAGAACTTTTCACAGATTAATCAGTCTATTCTGATTAAAGAAGGTAATAAGTTAAAAACAATATCTGTGATGAAAAACATTCTTGCTGAAGCTGAGGTAGAAGAAGAATTTGAAAAAGATTTTGCGATCTATGATCTCAATCAATTCCTAAGTGGTTTGAGTCTTTATGATGCACCTGATCTAGAGTTTGGAGATTCCTATCTTACAATCCGTGATGGTCGTCGCCGTGCAAAATACTTCTTTGCAGATCCTGATGTGATTGTTTCACCACCAGAAAAAGAAATAAGTTTGCCAACACAAGATGTTTGTTTTACAGTTGCTACACAACAACTAGACAAACTTCTAAAGGCTGCTGCAATCTATCAAGTACCTGATCTATCAGTGATTAGTCGTAATGGTAAGATTGAGATTATTGTTCGTGACAAGAAGAATGATACATCACATGAGTTTAGTGAAGAAGTAGGAGAGACAACTGAAGATTTCTCATTCAACTTCAAAGTTGAGAATATTAAGATTATTCCTGGCTCATATGACGTTGTAATCTCAAGTAAATTACTTGCAGAGTTTACTAATAAAAACACAGATCTTAAATACTATATTGCCTTAGAACCTGATTCCACTTTTGGTTAATTTAAATGCTTCGTAATGATTTTCTTTGGGTTGAAAAGTATAGACCCAAATCAATTGATGACTGTATACTACCTGACACTATTAAGAAAACCTTCCAAGACTTTTTGGGGGCGGGAGAGATACCTAACCTCCTTCTTAGTGGCCCTCCAGGCGTCGGAAAAACTACGGTTGCCCGAGCATTGTGTGAAGAACTGGGTTCAGATTACATTATAATCAATGGATCTGATGAAGGTAGATTTCTAGATACTGTAAGAAACCAAGCTAAAAACTTTGCGTCTACAGTATCTTTACAACAGACTGGTGTTCATAAAGTTATCATCATTGATGAGGCTGATAATACCACACATGATGTACAACTTTTATTAAGAGCTAATATAGAAACGTTCTATAAGAACTGTAGATTTATTTTTACATGTAATTATAAAAACAAACTGATTGAACCATTACATTCAAGATGTGCGGTTATTGATTTCTCTATTAACAATAAAACAAAACCTGCAATTGCAGCATCATTCTTTAAAAGACTAAATGATATACTAGAGATTGAAAGAGTTGAATCTGATAAGAAAGTATTAGTAGAATTAGTAAACAAACACTTTCCTGATTGGAGGAGAGTTCTTAATGAGTGTCAAAGATATTCTATCGGTGGTAAGATAGATACTGGTATACTCGCAACATTCTCAGACGTTAAGATTCATGATCTTGTTAAAAATCTTAAGGAGAAAAACTTTAAAGAAGTACGTAAATGGTGTATCAATAGCTTGGATAATGATCCTTCTGTTTTATTGCGTAGAGTTTATGATGCTCTTTACGATGCCCTTGACGGGCCTAGTGTTGCTGCTGCTGTCCTCATCATTGCTCGCTACCAGTATCAAATTGCCTTTGTCGCAGATCAAGAAATTAATCTTTTGGCGGCGTTAACTGAAATTATGGTAGAATGTAAATTCAAATGATGAATTCAAATTATTTTTGTAGAAATATATTATCAAATGATAATCTTGATCATGTTAAAAATACAATTACATCGGAAAATGTTAAATGGGAAGATGGCAATAATAGTGTAATTAATAAAATAGGAAATATTAAGAAAGTCCTAGAAACATTTGATCAGGATGTATTCGATATAATCATGAGTGACTTGGATAAGGATACACAATTTAGTTCCATAGTTGTTCCTAAAGAAACAAATAATGTAATAATTTCAAAGATCGCAGAGGGTGGATATTATCAATGTCATCTTGATAGTGAGTTCAATGGAACTTATAGTACTACAATATTTTTGAATGATCCAGAAGAATATGATGGTGGTGAATTGCAATTACTGATAGATGGTAATTTAAAAAATATAAAATTAAAATCAGGAATGGGTGTAACGTATGAAACTGGAATTCCACATCAAGTATTACCTGTAACTAGAGGTACAAGATATGCAGCTGTATTTTGGACAACATCAATTATATTAGATCCATTTATTAGAAAGATGCATAGTGATTTAACTAATATTCAACTCAACTTACCTAAACGTGAAAAAACATACACAAACATCAAAGAGTTTGTAAAAGATCCATCGGTTGAAATTGAAATGGTAAAGAAAAATCTAATAAGGAGATACTTATGAATTGTTGGCATTGTAACACAGAATTGATCTGGGGTGGAGATCATGATATTGACGAAGATGATAGTATGGTGTATGATATGGTTACAAACCTTACATGCCCAAAGTGTGAATCTTATGTAGAAGTTTATCATAAGTTTCAAAAATAATTATGTTATTAAAAGAACAAGATGCTGTTTATGCAGCTGATAAGTTCATCAACTATTTTTCTAATATGGATAGGATTGATGAATATCTGCGTAATGTAAAAATTGAACGTGTACTAAATCGTAGTCCTCTTTCTCAATTCTATGAGGAGGAGGATACTCATGGTATGTTTACTGCATATGATATGCATCCAGAGGATATGGATATTGCTTGTTATGAAGCTAGAGATCTAAAGAAGACAAGTGGTAGAATATCTGGTATTCGTTCACTCAAAGAATTTAATGAGAAGTTACAGATTACAACATCTCATGCGATAGAAGATTCTGTGCCAGGAAAGTCTTTGAAGTGGATGGTTGTAGAAAAGAATACAAATACAATTATAGGATTCTGTAGATTTGGATCTCCAACAATCAATTCTAAACCACGTAATGATTGGTTAGGTACAACACCTGATCTAGGTATCTTCAATCGTCATGCAATCATGGGATTTATTATTGTTCCAACTCAACCATTTGGATACAATTGTCTTGGTGGTAAATTATTGGCTATGTTGTGTTGTACACATGAAGTTAGAGATATATTAAATAAGAAATATGATGCAGATATTTGTCACTTTGAAACTACATCTCTTTATGGTACTACAAAGAGTTCATCACAGTATGATGGATTGAAACCTATACTAAGATACAAAGGTCTTACACAAAGTAATTTCACTCCTTTACTTCATGATCACATATTCAAGGATTTAAACAAATGGTTTATAGAGAGAAACAATGGGGATCTGTTGGTCAAGGCCGACGCATCGAGTCGCAAGTTAAAGACTCAGACCAAGATGATAGCTATAATCAAAAAGAACTTGTCTTCTCAAAAGGCTGTGGACTTCCAGACTGCGATTGCAAATGCAACAGCGATGACTGAGAAGAAGAGAACATATTTTTCTAACTATGGTTTCCAGAATGTTAGAGAAGTATTACTCGGAGAAGATAAACAGTTAGTAGAAAATCCACAAAACTTTGAAAAGTTTTATATGGATTCTGTTATTAAGAAGTGGAAGAAGATGGCTACAAAAAGATATAATAAGTTAAAGGAGTGTGGAAGTTTACGAACTGAGCTTGAAGTATGGACAAAGGATATGGATATTGATATAATAAGATGAGAAACATATGGAAGATATGGAAGTATGCTCTTGGTTCTTTCCAAGATGAAACAACTAAAAATTATGATAATATAATTTGTGTCATTCGATCTTTTATTTTTCTCCAATTAGTAATCACTAATTGTTTTATCGTTGCAGGGAACATACGACACTGGAACGACCATTATACACCTCCTCATTATGAACATATTTGTGACTGATCCAGACCCTGTTGCTTCTGCACAGGTCTTACCTGACAAACACATTGTCAAGATGCCATTAGAGACATGTCAAATGTTATCTATCGTTGCGTCTGATAAGTGGGGTCATGGTTTTGGTGTTTTACCTAAAGTAGATGGCACACCATACAAAACTGACAAAGGTGCATTTCGTAACCACCCATGTACAATCTGGGCCCAGACTAACTTCCGTTGGTTGATTGATCATGGTCTTGCTTTATGTGCTGAGTACACACATAGATACAACAAGGTACATAGTTGTCAGTATACCATCGAATGTGCTGACATAATCTTCCCTGATTGTGAGCCACCTACATCCTTTACACGAGCAATGCCTGATGAGTATAAACATGACACAAGCATTGACACTTTTACTGCTTACAAGAATTACATTGGCAGCAAACCTTGGGCTGCATCTAATTATCTTCGTGACCCATCCAGAAAACCAGATTGGTTATGACTAACTTAATTGAAAAAAACGATCCACGTTACTTTTCCGAAACAAGTAGTGAGCCTTATGATCGTCATCATTATAAATTAGTTTATGACAATAAAGAAATTGTTGTAAAAACATGGGAAGAAGTAAAAGAACATTGGTGGAATAGAAAATCTTTTAAACCGCCTGTCATCCATGTTCTTGATAAACCAAAGAAAAAATCTAAAGGGTTTTTATGAATTTACGTAATGTTACTTTTACTCCAGAAGAGTTAGAATGTGTAAGATTATGTGTGTCAAATGCACCCATACCTTATGATATAACTAAGAAGAAGATACCCATAGCTATCTTAGATAAGATTGGCAAACCAATCAAAGAGGAACACCAAGGTGAAACTTTAATTAAATGTGATCTATCAATTTATCAATGAAACTAACTAAAGAAATTACAGACAAAATCCAAGAAGCAATGCTTCACACCAAAAAGAATGGTGATATAAATTGGCAAGATGGGGATGAGATTGATGTCAATCTTGCAGGTACATTTGCCGCTGATAGATTTATTGTTATTGTTAATAGAACAAAAAGTAGCACATCCAAACATAATATGGTATAATGGATAAGAAGATTAAAGACTTTATTGAAAGATGGAAAAAGCGTTTGCGTTTTCCTAAAATGTTACCACCACCAACTTGCCCCGCATAAATTATGGGAACCGAAATGTACGCTATAAGAGATCTATTGCTCTCTTGTCCTCCAGTCTATACTTTGCCTGGCACATGGACTAAATGCAATGCACTAATACCACACTACAATGCTGATCCTAATTTTACTTTAGGAATTTCAATTGCAGTAATTACTATTTTGTTAGCTGGGTATGGTGTCTATAGAGGATTCTTTGCTAACAAGAATCTAACTGACCCTTGGGATGATCATGACGATTGAATTAAAAGATTGGCTAAATTCTATTAATCTCAATAAGAATAATATCATCAAAGAAGATCCAGATAGTGAACGTAAATATGCACCGTTTATTATTAACAAGTGCATGTCTGGACATTTAGATACGGTTCTATTGGCTAATGAAATGAATATGAATCATTCATTACCCAAGTCTCTCCAATATAATTTTTTTCTAAATAGTGTGAGGAAAAAGAAGAGATTCTCTCCTTGGTTGCGAAAAGATAAGGTTAAAGATCTTGACTGTGTGAAACGTTACTATGGTTATAGTAATCAAAAAGCATTACAAGCTCTACGCATTTTATCTCCCGAACAAATTGTATTGATTAAATCTAAACTTGAGATTGGAGGCAAAAGATGAATATCGTGGAACCAGTAGTGCAATGGACTCCTGATAATATGATTGAAGTGGCTCTCAGAGAGCCTGATGATTTCTTGAAAGTACGTGAGACATTAACACGTATTGGAGTCGCATCAAGAAAGGAGAAAAAACTCTATCAATCCTGTCATATTTTACATAAACAAGGAAAATATTTTATAGTTCACTTCAAAGAACTATTTGCACTAGATGGTAAAACTGCGAATCTAACTCAGAATGATGTAGCCCGTAGAAATCGTATTACACAATTACTTGTTGACTGGGGATTAGTTGATCTTGTAGAAGAGAATCAGGAATTAGATATAGCTCCATTGAATCAAATAAAAGTTCTTGCTTATGGTGAGAAGAGTGAATGGATTTTAGAAACGAAATATAATATAGGTAAAAAACGAAAGGTTGAAGAATCTAAATAGTAAATGTGCGTTAGCAATAATCTTAAAATTTACCACCACTAAAGGAGTAGGGTTTTTACCTTACTCCTTTCTTAATATAAGGGTATACTAGGTATAAATTTTTTTGTAAATAGTTATGTGTTTAATTCAAAACAATCTATGCATAATCTAATATCGTTCAACAGTCTGAGGCCTTGGATGAATCTCGAACGTGAGACATCTATGAATGATTCTGTTGATGACTACTTTGAATGTATTTCGGAATGTGATGTGAGAGACAAAACTTGCGTCAGTCATTGTAGAGTACTGCTGGACTAAGGAGGAAACCGAAGTGTTGTTGGGGGTTCACCACCCCCTATTTTAATGGCTAAGTGTTATAATTAGTAGTGTCGCCTTCGGGGACAAAACTTACACTCGCTTTTAAAGGAGAACTATGAACACGCTATCAAGGTATCACTCTGCCAACCTTCCAGAGTTGATGAAAATTATTTCTAAGAATGGAATAGGAATGGACGATTATCTAAATCGGTTCTTTACCAATTCTTACGAAACCGCAACAAATTATCCACCTTATAATCTTATTCATGTAAATAATGTTGAGTCCGTACTAGAGATTGCTCTTGCTGGATTTAGTAAAAAAGAAATTAAGGTTTACACTGAATATGGAAAACTTACTATCGAAGGACAAAAAGAAATTAAGGAGACAGGATCCGAGTATGTCCATCAAGGCTTGGCTCAAAGATCTTTCAACAGAGCATGGACACTCGCAGATGATGTTGAAGTCGGGGATGTCTCATTTAAGGATGGACTCCTTACCATCAAACTGGGTAAAGTAGTTCCAGAACATCATGCAAGAAAGGATTATCTTTAAATATGACAGGGTATGATTGGCATGTCATAAGAGACACACCTTCTGCTCATGGTAGTGGTAAGGAACCCATGTATGGAAGCATGGGTAAGTCAACCAAACCAGATCCAAATCGTAAGGTA